GAAGCGTGTTCAGGACTATATGAACTATCAGCTTCTGGAGGTGATGACTGAGTATCGCTCAGAAACCGAGAAGCTTCTGTTCAGCTTGCCGCTCGCCGGGTCCGCGTTCAGGAAGATATACTTCGATCCGTCGTTGGGCAGACCGACTTCGATGTTTGTTCCGGCGGAGGATTTTGTCGTCGCGTATAACGAGGCGGATCTAGCGCAAGCAGAACGCTATACCCATGTGATGGCGCGAAGCACGAATCAGGTGAAGAAGCTTCAGGTCAGCGGATTCTATCGTGATGTGGAGTTGACTACATCGCATATCGAAGAAAACCCGATCACAAAAAAATACAACGATATCGGTGGCGTCAGTCCCTCCTATCAAAGCGACGAGCGCCACCAGCTTCTGGAGATGCACGTTGATCTTGACCTTCCGGGCTTTGAAGACCCGGACGGCGTGGCGCTTCCTTATGTCATCACCATCGACAAGAGTAGCTCCACCATCTTGTCTATTTATAGGAACTGGCTAGAGGACGACGACAAGAAAACTAAGAAACAGCACTTTGTGCATTACGGGTATGTGCCTGGCATAGGCTTCTATAACCTTGGCCTGATCCACATGATTGGTGGTTTAGCCAAGTCCGCTACCAGCCTGTTGCGTCAGCTAGTAGATGCGGGCACACTTTCCAATTTGCCTGGGGGACTCAAGACTCGTGGACTCCGAATCAAGGGCGATGATACGCCGATCATGCCGGGAGAATTCAGAGACGTTGATGTGCCGGGTGGGGCGATACGCGACAACATCACCTTCCTTCCTTATAAGGAACCTTCTTCGGTCCTTTACCAGCTACTTGGTAATATCGTGGAAGAGGGCAGGCGCTTCGCCTCTATGGCGGATCTTAAAGTAGGCGACATGAACCAAAACGCTCCTGTTGGCACCACGCTTGCCATCATAGAGCGGACCATGAAGGTGCAATCCGCTATCCAAGCGCGGATTCACGCGAGCCTCAAGCAAGAATTCAAGATATTAGCCGCGATCATCCATGAGTATACCGATCCAAGCTATCCATACGAGACGGATGCCGGTGAGGATATCAAGGCAGAGGATTTTGATGATCGGGTAGACATAGTCCCGGTATCGGACCCGAACGCCTCTACGATGGCACAACGCATTATGCAATATCAGGCAGCACTACAGTTGGCCGCGCAAGCGCCTAACCTGTACGATCTGCCGCTACTGCATCGCCAGATGATGGAGTTGATCGGTATATCCAACGCGGACAAGATTGTGCCGCAGCCTGATGACGTTCCGCCGAAAGATCCGGTCACTGAGAACCAAGACCTCCTCACACAGGCACCCGTCAAGGTATACCAGTACCAAGATCACGAGGCCCATATGCGTGTTCATATGGCGCTGAAGAATGATCCGCAGATCGGTCAGGAAATGCAGAACAGTCCTGCCGGTTCTGCGATCAACGGTGCGCTTGATTCCCATGTGCGCGAACACCTGGCGTTTATCTTCCGCTCAGAGATCGAACAGGAGCTTGGCATTGAACTGCCGCCGATGGACGAGCCGCTGCCTGAAGATATTGAGAAACGTCTCAGTACATTAGTGGCGGACGCAGCCGATCAGATGCTGGGCAAGAAACAACAGCAGCAGCAGGCCGCCCAGAACGCTGAACAACAGCAAGATCCAATTACCCAGCAGCGCGATCGCGAGCTTGGAATCCGTGAGATGGACGTTCAGCGCAAACAGCAGGCTGATGCCGCGAAGCAGCAGCTTGACCAACAGAAGATCGCGGTCGGGTCAGAGCGTGACGCGGCGGAACTCGCACTCGAAAGAGAGAAACTTGAGAGCAAGCATCAAATAGATCTCGCTGCGCTGTCTCTTGAGGAGGCGGCACTCAAGCTGAAGGCCGAACAGGATGATCAGAAGTTTGAGGCGTCACAGGAGTTAGAGGGCATCAAGCTTGGCAGAGAGATGGCGAAGGATCGGGACGATGAGTGATAATGTCCTGGCATTGCTCAGAAAAAAGATTGACGACGAAAGGAGAGCTTTGTCGGAGCATCTAGCAAGCGGTGCCGCCAAGGATATAGAGGAATATCGGAGAATATGTGGAAAGACGGAGGGCCTTAATTGGGTCCACGGTGAGATTGTAGAGTTGGAAAAGAGGCTTGACGAGTTTTAGTTAGCAGTGTCACCGCTCCTTGAGAGCGCAAATTTAAAGAGAGGCTAGAATGGCTACACTCGCAACGGACACCCCGAATAAGACATTGACTGGGGCCTTGGCCCCGCAAACTGCCAAGACTAGATCTGGGCCAAGGATGGCATCGCAATTACCGGAGCCGAAAGGCTACAAGATTTTAATTGCGTTACCCGAAGTCGAAGAAAAAACCGAAGGTGGTATCATAAAGCCGTCTGAGTTCCAGCATGAGGAGTCTATTGCGACTGTCGTGGGCTGGGTAATGTCCATGGGGCCTGACGCCTACACTAATTACGCCCGATTTCCCAGTGGGCCATATTGTCAGGTCGGGGATTGGGTCGTTTTTAGGGCATTCAGTGGCACAAGGATCAAGGTTCAGGGCAAAGAATTCCGTTTGATCAACGATGATACCGTTGAGGCAGTCGTAGAAGACCCCAGAGGCGTGGAGAGGGCTTAACATGAGCAACGAGATTGAACGAATGAGTAATGAAGATAGGTTTTTCGGGGTGAAAAACACGATTACTGAGCCTGAAGATGCGCCAGTTCCCGTACAATCGGATGAGATTGAGGTTGAGGTTGTAGATGATCGTCCTCTCGCGGATCAGGTTCCTGACGAAGAACCGGATGAGGATGCGACTTTAGCGGACGCTGAGACGGACAAAGAAATTGAGAGCTACGGACTGAAAGCGTTCAAGCGCATGAAGAAGCTCAAGTGGCAATACCACAATGAGCGTAGGGCGAAAGAGAAATCCGAAAGGCTGTCGGCAGAGGCGATCAATTATACGCAAAACCTGCAATCCGAGAACCAGAACCTGTTGAAGCTCGTATCGGAGTCTCAGCAAGCTCTAACAGAGAGAACCAAGCACGGTGCCGACGCCACGCTCGCCATCGCACGGGACAACTTCAAGAAAGCGCATGAGTCCGGCGATTCGGATGAGCTTGCCGCCGCACAGGAATACTTAACAAACGCTCAACTAGCCCAAGCGGCTGCTCCTGGGGTCTCCCAGGGTGTTATTGAGAATTGGAAACAAGGGGTGTCGGCCTCCCAACGACAGGCCGCCCAGCAGCAGCAAGCTATGCCCCAGCCACCAGAGCCAGACGCGATGGCGGCAGAGTGGCAAGACAGCAATCCTTGGTTCGGTGTTGACAAAGAAATGACAAGCTTCGCGTATGGTGTGCATGAGAAGCTGATCAGCGAGGAGGGTGTTGACCCAAACACTCCAGCGTATTATGAGTTAATCAATAAACGTATGGGAGAGGTTTTCCCAGCGCACTTCGGTAACAACGCAGCAACGTCCAGTGGATCTGTTGTCGTTGAAACCGCACCTCGTCGGAAGGCGAACCCCGTGGTCGCTTCGGTGTCCAGAAACAACGGCCCCGCGCCACGCAAATATGTGTTAAGCACGAGTGAAGTGTCGCTCGCAAAGCGTATAGGGGTAACACCCGAACAGTATGCAAGGCAGAAAATGAAAGAGGAGATGTCCTGATGTCGGATGACCGCACCCCAAGGGAACCCAGGAGCGTTGACACTCGTGAAAGCGAGGCCAGCCCTCCTTCGTGGGAACCCGCATCTATCCTTCCAGACCCTGATCCGCAAGACGGCTGGGTATTTCGGTGGATACGAACCTCTATGGTAGGTAACCCTGACAACACGAATGTGTCTAAACGCTTTCGTGAAGGATGGGAGCCGGTTCGTGCCGAAGATCACCCAGAGCTACAGATTATGAGCGATCATAATTCGGATTGGTCGAACAAGGGTGGAATTGAAGTCGGCGGGCTTTTGCTCTGCAAGGCAGCAGAAGAGGTTGTTGATCAGAGGCGTAAGTATTACGCCAAACACGCTGAATCACAGATGCAAGCCGTCGATAACGCCTATATGCGCGAGAACGATCCCAGGATGCCTGTTCTAGCGCCTGACCGAAAAACTCGTGTAGCATTCGGTGGCAAAGGTCGCTGATGCCACGACATGACTAGATAGGGGTAATTATGGCTACTACGGCGGCCCCATACGGGGCGAGGCCCATCGGCACTCTTAGTGCTTCCGGGTCATTCACCAGCAAGACGAGACATTTGCCGATAGGTGCTTCTTATGGCACCCAGATTTCTAATGGTGATTTTTGTAAGCTCGTCGCAGATGGTGAGATCGAGAAGGATGTTGGTACTACTGCGTTAACTACAGTTGGAATTTTCTTGGGTTGCTCGTACACGGACCCGACGACCGGCCAGAAGACGTTTTCAAATTTTTGGCCCGCATCGAATGCGGCCACTGATGCGATGGCGTATGTGCTGGACGATCCTTTTGTCGTTTTCCAGATGCAAGCCGACGAGGCGTTGAACACCAC